GAAGTCGAAGCCTAACTTGTAAACGTCCACAGCGATTACGTCTGTACTCGATTGAGCAGCAGCAAGCACCATGTCGTATACTCCGTCTTCTCCAGCTACTGGAGTTAAACTAGTTACGGCTACATTAGATGATGTTGATTGATTAAATACCGTTGATGGAGTTACACCGTTGTCTGGAGACAAGTCAGCAACAACAACATCTTTTCTTGGCAGCTTGTTAGGGAACTCACCATACGCATAGTTCAAATCAATTCGAACTGTTGTAGTAGTGATTGCAGGCGTAGTTAAAGCCTCACCTGTTGAATCTAATAAACCACGCTTTAATAGCATGTTAGGCTCGATGTTAGCTGCTCCGATCTGGATTAGGTTCTCATCACGAACTAATTCCTGAATTGCAAATGTCAAAGACACGCTATTAGGATCTGTTTTCGTTCTTTTCACTACACCAGCATAAAGAGTACCAGTTTCGATGTCTATTGGTAGCATATCATCTCCGTTATCAATACCTACGATCGCTCCGTCTACTGTAATTTCGTAGTACGACATATCAAGGCATTGGAAAGAGTTAAGTACTCCTGCAAATTGTGGAGCTCCAAGTTTAGAATAGTAGCTTCCTAAGAAGGTTCTGATTCCCTGGTCCACAATAACAGCAATTCCATCTACATCAAATGTAACTGGTTCTGCTCTGGTATCAGTAACAGTGTTAATTTTTGGAGTTACATACCATCTCTTTGATGGATCTGTCTCATTAATTTTACCTTCGATAAAGGCATCAGGAAGTTGCCCATTTACGAAGTCTGATTTTTGTATAGAGTTACGAGTGCCGTCTTCTGCAATAGTTTGTACAAATACTAGCAACGCTACTCTATTGATTTGTGGTACGCACGAAGGTTGTCCTGTATTTTTTCCTCCTGTTCCACATGCACATGGTTCAAACATAGCTTTTTTACTTTTTGTAAGAGGCATCTCCACCTCTCTGGTTAAATTTATTTATTAATTGTGTTTGCATTCTTTACAGCCATTTTTTTCTATAGGTAGGCTTATCCTAAACTCCACACCGCTATACTTTTCATTAAAAAAGTCTTTTATGTGGCCTAATCTGTCATAGAATCCTGCAATTGTATGAGGAATTATTGTGTAATTCTCCTCCTCAATGCTTCCAATTATAGGACTTTCTTCTAACAAATCTACGAAATCTTCACACAAGTTGTCCATTGGCTGGATATATTCTCTGTATTTATCATCAGTCAGCTCTCCTTTTCCTCTTGCTACTGTTATAAAAAACATAATTAAGTCTGCTTCTCTTCCTATTACGTCCTCTGGATTTCTGTTTCTTGTTTCCTGAAGCACCTCATAAAGATAAACTATCTGAAATTTTTCACGATTACTCTTAATCTGAAGCAATTCATCACTTACTGCTTTTATGGTACCATGAATAAACCTTGGAGCTGGTATTGTTATCTCTGTTGCTGTAGGACATGAGGTTCCAGGGATAAGTATTGTTTCACAATCTATCACATCTTCTACAATAACATCCTGGCCATCGATAACGATTAAGGATCTATCAGTTAAACCATGAGTATCACAAATCTTGAGTTCCAAGCCTTCAGCCACAACATTACACTCCAGTATCTCTTCTGTGAATGTCAATTGAGCTATTAATTCTCCTACTATGTCTGCTGTTGATTTTCTCATTTCTTTGATTTTCTTCTTTCAGATATCTTTTTCCATTTGTAATAAAACAACCATCCTAGTCTTACTCCTATAAATTTCTTTTCAGCCTGCCAGAATGTTTCACCTAGCTTCATTAAGTTGCTTCTGAACTCTCTGTCAGTTTTTATTCCTCCTCCTTCTACCATCCATCTAAAGTCATGGATCAAGCATGGAGGGTAAGGGTGTAGCCGATCCTGAATCATATTACATCCATTATAATGTTCCATAGGGTTCCACCTGTTGTCAAATATTATTTTTCTCAGTTCTATAAGCATATCGTCTGCATTGTAATCACCACAAATAGCCACACAATGATCGTATAGCTTTTCTCTGGTCCAAAATTGATATGGTTTATATTCTTTCATTATTTACTTAAAAGTGTCTGAATCATTCCTTTAATCTCCGAAGTATCAGCAGTAAGTACTCCCATCTTACTGTTAATTTGTTTGAATTCTTCGTCTGTCTTATCTCTATAGTTTCGCATCTCTTTTTGAGTCTTGTCTATTCTGGCTCTGTTATGCTCATCTACTTCCTTGATTTGCTCCTTCATTTCTTTTTTCATAGCTGTTTTACCATGCTTTATCGATAGAACTTCTTCTTTCAGATTTGTTTCAAGGTCTATAAAACGCTTTTCATCTGCTTTCTCCTTTGCTGCAGCCTGCACTTTTAGAGTGACAAAAGTTGTAACTGTAGCAATAACCCCACCTAAGATTGTGATCATGTTTCCAGTTGTAAAAACAACATCATTCATTCCGTTGACCGTCTGCGCTTGTATTAGTAAATCGCTCATTACTTGTTTTTTATTATTTCCTTTATTATAAAGCCTTGCTTCTCTTCGAGTGTTTCAATTCTGTGAATGTTTTGTTTTATCAACACTAAATTTTCTTTTATAAGTGCTTGATTTTCTTTCTTTGTGTTGCACAATTCTTGCATGTTTTTTGCCAACTCTTTTGAAGTTTCATAAAATTCTATCTTTGAATTGTTATTTTGTTTTTCCAGTTTTTCAATTTCCTTGTCTTGAATTCTGTTATCTTTTTCATTTACAATTTGATTCACTAAAATTTGATTGATTTCAACATCGTGCTTTTTCTGTGCTTTATTTACCCCAGTAAACCAAAATATAAAAAATGTCATTAGAACAAAACCCATCGTTCCGAATACTATGTCCATTAAAAATTGACCGTTTTCCATTTTTTTAATATTTGTTTGCAACATAATTATCAATATAATTTTGTATTTCGTCTTTTATGGTTTGAGTATAAATACCACTTAAACTTAAATTTTGATTAATACTCTGAGCAGTTAACCAATTTCCAATCATAATTTCATCTTGTAAATATTTTACATGAACTTCAAAATCAAAAACTTCTTGACTTGTATAAGTTCCTGCAATTACATCCATCATCAAATTTGCTCTGAAATCTTCAAAATAGTTTATACCGTCTTGTTCTCTTTGCTTGTATAGTCCAATATACAATATCTTCAATTCTTCCGAATCTGTTATTTCTGTAAAACCAGTTGGTTGCGATAATTCGTAAACTATCGCTGGAATTGATTCGTTGTCTTCTTTATAAAACTTTCGTGCCATTATCCTACTCTATTAAAAGGTTTCCATCTATTTACAATATGGTCGTACCAAAACCAAGCCGTCTCGTTTGGTTTAATTGATTTTGAGTTATTATCTCTAATTAAAAAACGATTAGCCGGCATACTGTTGCTTGAATTGTGGGCAAATCTTAAATCTAAAGAAGCTGTATTCAAATTGTTAATACCTAAAACTCTGTTGACGCCCAAAGATGGTGCAACAATCCCAGTTATTTGTCTTTGATTTGCATTTATATTAACTCGTATCAAATCTGTTTTGTCTGTAAAACCACTCGGGTTCCAATTATTAACGTTTGCCGTAAGTGTCGGAACGGTTAAAATCGTTTGAATGAAATTGCCTTGCCTTGATGCAATGCTAGAACTTTCTGTTAATGATACGGTTATTCCGTTTTTTCTAAGTCTATATTGTTTCAAATCTGACCTATACCAAATCATACCATCAACTAATACTGATGGATCAGATGTTCGACTGTCAAACAATATATCTTCTGTTGCTAAACTCATTACTAATTTCCTCCGTTTTTAATTGCGATGTATCGAATATCAACTATGTTATTTGGGTTGTTTGTTCCTAAACTTATAGTAAAACCAGCTGCAGTTGGTGCTGAATCAACTTTCATGTTTACTCTCCTATTTGCGTTTGTTGTTTCAATCAATGAAATTGAGTAATTAGGATCCACAAATGGTGTAGCAAAGTTTACAGTTGCACGTAGGTTTCCTCCACTTAATGCGAAAGAACCAATAGGTACAATACCTGATTTTGTTTTTAATGCTCCAAGTCCTATTTGATCAGTGTGTGCTAATGTTCCATTTCTGTCTTGTAAGGTGTGGACTCTATTAGCTGTTGGATTTCCTGCAGCTAATTCATTCTCAAAGCCACCAGAAGCAAATCCTAGTTTCAATTTAATTGATGGTGAGTTTGCAGCGTATTCTAATATAATTTTACCGTTATCTACGGCACTTTGATTTTGATAAACGGCCTGTGCAAAATTTAGAATAAAGTCTGAAACATTAGTACCATTTATCATTTGCATTTTATACCCTCCGAATGCTGAGTCTGTTACCATACACAATACTCCTGAATCATCTTTTATTAAGATATCATCCGTTGCTCCGAATCTTATCTCATTAAGCCTCATTAGTATGTTAAGGTTAGCAATATTACCTTGGCTTAGAACACTTGCTAAATCTTGAGTGTTCATAGTATTAAGAATATCGTCTAATTCTTCAGCTACTTCTCCTAGCCCATCTACCCAATTAACACCATCAAATAGGTATGTTCCTTTAGAGTAGAATGTACCACCTATTCCTCCAGGAAGCCATGGAGTTCCTTGCGAGTTCTGAACATAAGCCAGACTTAAAGTTGGCGCTGTAGGAAATTGCGTAATTAAATCAGTGTAATTAGTGAAAACACCAATATATCCAGTTCCTGAACCACCTCCTCCTATTCTATGTAGATGTATTATTGGCTTGCTCATCTCTTAGTGCTTCTTTATAATTATTGGAAACGTCACAGTTCCTGTTGTGTTCGTTTGTGCATTGTAGTTAATTCTCCAGTATAAGAATGCGCTATCATGATCATCAAATCCCTGATCTATTGCTGCATCTTCTGTTGGTGCTTCATAAGGATTCCATGTAGCGTTATCATTGCTTACTTCTAAAGTCCATGTAGGGTTTGCATCTAATCCTGATACTTCTGGTACTAAGGACCAGCTATGATCGAAGCACAATTCTATTGCTTCACTTACTTCGCTTACCGATGCATCGTGAGTTACTCCATCACTAAATATAAATTCTAATCTTCTAGGTGTCATAGCCAGGTTGTTTTCTTTTTAATCTGACCATTGAAGTCAGGGTAGTCGTTTGAGTTATCGCAGATGTACCATTGAATAGCACAGTAGCTTTTAATTCCTTGGTTGTAGTTTCTGTAAATATTCGACTCTGTAAATGTCGACTCTCTCGATGCTTCGGCCATGCTTACAACATTTCCTTCGTTGCTTTGCTTTACTTTCTGGTCCCTTACATAATAAAAGAATATCATGTATTCTAGCATCTTCACCATTCCTTCTGACTTCCAAATGTGGCAGTAGTCTTCATCAATACAAAACTTGTTATAGATGTCCAGATATATTTGTGTTTGTGGTACTCCGCTTACTAAATCAGCAACAAATAGGTTGTATAAGTCACAACCTAACAAGTCGATTAGTATTTCTTCTTCGTATTTGTCGATGTAATCCTGAAGTTCGGATTCAGTATACACATTTGTTGCTATGCATACTGGTCCAGACTGGAAGTTACTCGGTGATATGTTTAGTACTGACATCTCTTTTTTACTTTTTTGTTAAACCCCAAATTCGAAGGGTTTCTTCTAATCGCCTCCAGACTAATTGGAGGCTTAGTCGTTTCCCTCTTTTAGGATCAACTTACCATCTTCTCCTGTGCAAAGGTTACCATCTTCGTCCATCTCAACTTCATCTCCTGGATTAAAACCTTCAGCAGCATCTTCCAGCGCATCAATGTCTTCTTGAGTTAGTTTATGATAACTTCCTTCTTCCTCTTCATTACATCCTTCACATTCTCCTTGTTTATTTACTGAACCTCCACAATCTTCACATTCGCTTTTACTTTCGTTTACAGCTTCTTTGGCCTCTGTTAATTTATCAGGAGCTGATGTCTTAGCCATTTTGGATCTGAACTTCTCTAGATCTTCTTCACTTGCTTCTGCAGCAAACTTTTCTTCTATCCATTTTTCGGCTAGAGCTTTGTCTACTCTTTTTACATCATTTTTCTTGATTCCTGATACGTGGTCCTTTTTGAATTTTACGATTGTTTTTGACATGGTATTAAATTTAAATTAGTATTGTCTTTTACCACCAAAACCCCGCTATTTTCATAGCGAGGCTGGTTGGTTTTACACCTATATTATGGCTTGTCGATAGCTGCGATTGCAGTAGCAACGTCAGAACACTTCATGAAAGCATTAGCCCAGTTGTTAGGTACCCAAAAGTTAATTCTTATGAATCCTTTCAAGTCAGCTATTTCTTTCTCCCAGTTGTCCTTGTTTTGGAATGCAAGCTCAAGTTCTAACATCATTCTGTCTAAAACTTCACCTTTTGTTGAGTCAAAAACATAACAAGTGTTAGCAGCTACATTGTGCAATGGTATAACTTGCATACCTCCAATGAACGGCTGACCGTTTACGTTTGATACTCTTGAGTCGATGTAGTTTCCGTCTGCATCTTTTCTTGATTCTACTAATTTGAACCAATCACAAAGCTCAACTAAAACAGTATCTGGCATGTATGCATCTTGCTGTCCTAATTTCACGATTTGAGTTCTCATTCCTAGAATTAAGTCTACGTATGTAGCAGCATCTACTGAAGCAGAAATATCACACGCTGGGTTAGCAGCACTAAACTCAGAAGCAACATTATCAATTGAGTTAGTGTTGTTTCCAGTGTTATCACCTAATAATAATTGATCGTCTTCTCTTAACTCGATTGATTGAGTTAACAATCTGTTGATTCTTTCTCTCATGAATGGGTAATCATCCACAAATAATCTACAGAATGAGATTTGATCCTTAATTACTTTAGTCTCGATATTTCTAACAATTAAAGTTTCTTTAGTAGTTGAAGTTACAGCTGCACATTTTGCTACATTTTGAGCATCTCTGATTACTGTATCTTGTTCTACATACTTAACAAACTCAGTGTTTACTGGAGTAGTTCTGAATAATGAACGAACTCTTGGACGTCTTACTGGAATGTCAATTACTCCAGGTCTCATTTGAGCGAAGTCTAAACCAGAGTTGATGTCTCCATACGTTTGTTCAGCTTTATTGATGTTCATAGAAACCATTCCTTTTTCTCCAGACAATGCTTGAGATAAGTCTTCAGCTTTTTCGTCCCATGCGCTCTTTAACAATCCTTCGAATGTTACTTTTTGTTCAGCGTTAGAACCATTCTTTTTCATCTCAGCGATTATCTCACCTTGATTCAATTGAGTAGCTTTCAAAGTTTCGAACATAGTTTCATAGTTCTTTAATTGGTCTAGAGCTTTTTCTAGCTTCTCTGGATCTTTATTCTCCATGCCTACTATTGTTTCTTGTAAGCTCTTAACCGTATCGAACACATGATCATGCGCTGCTTTGTAATACAATGATCTTTCTTCTGCAGTTAATCCTTTGACTTCGTCTTCAGATAACTCTAAGAAAGTTTTAACTCCGTCTACCATCTTAAACCAAATTGGCAGAACGTTTGCTGTGATTACTGCTCCTGCAGTTAAAGTACCTCCTACAGCAAGGCCTTCTAAAATTGCACCACCAGCAGCGAATAAACTACCGCCAACGAATGCTAAAACGGCAAATGCAAAAAATGCTACCATTTTGTTAAATTTTCCATGTCTTTTTTTCATGACTTTTTGTTTTGTGGCTTGCGCCTGTTTAAAAAATAATTAACTATTAATCAGTTACCAATTATCGAAGAACCCCTTTTCACTTTCGTTTTTCGGAGTGCTTGTTGGCGGCTCCTCTTGAGTGTTCGTAGACGGCTCAAAAGTGTTTTTGTTGTTTTCTATAGTTGGTGTTATTTGATTACTTCCTATTGGCACAGCGCTTCCCTCTATCACTTTAGCTTCCTTCACTAACCAAAAGAATCCATTTTCTTCGGCTGCCTCTTTATTCGCTACGTCTTCAATGTATTTATCCCATACTTCCTTTTCAGATCCGAAGTCCTCGTCATTGATTGCTAATGCCAGCTTAACGTATCGCATTCCTACGCTGTGTTGTTTTACAAATCCTTTACCGTACTGGTTAAACATAAACTCATTACGGTCCTTTCGTACTTTACTTTCAAAAATTAAAGCCTGAGTTACTCCGGCCATCTTTTGTCCCAAGTCTCCCCATGATAAGTTTTGAACGTATGCTTTTAAGTCTCCGCCTTCGCTTATGATCTTGTCAAAGGCCATTTTATGCTCTTGCAAATGCATGATCGACTTGTTCTCGTTTAAGCTCTTGTCCCACAATCCAGGAAGGTGTACATCGCTATGTGAATCCATTATGTTAGTCGTATTAATAACAACCTTCACAGATATCTCACTCATGCTATCTAGTCCCTGGATAGGGTTATTCTCTTTAATGGTAGACTCTTTTGATTGCTCAGTTGCTGCAGTAGGGTAATAAGATACTGCATCAGTGAACTTAGTAATAGCCTTCTTTTGTGACATAAGGCTATCTTTATTGGCCACGAGGTAAGCGAAGAGCTCCGCTTTATTTTCAAATTGTGGTAGTACTACTTTATCCATTTTTCGTTACTATTTCGTTATTCGTCTTAGCTTTCTGCTTTGACTTAATCGAGGCTTTTAATTTGTCTCGATCAACTTTGTTATACTTCGTTTGTTTCTCCTTCGTTTGTTTCATTGGTGTTAGTATTAGTATTGTTTACTACTGTATCTGCTATTAACTCTTCAGCAGTCTCTCTCTCCATATTAAAGATGTATGTCAGTTGATTGATTGCTGCCTCTCTTCCTATCTTCCCTTCTGAAACCTTTGTTATAATGTTTAGGATTCCTGCAGCTAGTGCTACTTGTTTTCTAACTTTAGAGTTCTGATCGTCTTGCAAAGGCTCAATTCCTGAAGTATCAATTTCCAGGTGATAGGTTGTGTTGTCGAATTCATTCCATCCTGGAGTAACCATCTCTTCAAAGCCTCTGACATGTCTCTCTAAAGGAGGAAGCACCGCATTAATATACAGTGCTTTCATTGCTTCTTTCAGGTTGTTGTATTTCTTGTTTGCAGGATCGTTAAAAATTGAGCTGTCTGTGTTGTAAAGGTTACAAAGCTGTCTTAGAGTAAGTACTCCGTTTTCAATCATTTTCAGGTCTGAAGGGCTTAGTCCGAACTGAGTGTATTTTACTCTGGCTGATGTTGCTACTATCTGATTAAACTTTTTACCTCCTCCGAGTCTGTTTTGTACTGCATCCTGCATGTCTTCTTTTTCCTCACCCGACATTGGTGTATCACCTTCTGAAGAAAGCAGTCCATTGGCTCCTCTGTTTTTGATTGCACTTGCGTTGGCATACTGGAGCTCATTAGAACTCATCAAGGTTTGATAGCCTGCTTGCAGAGGACTCAGTCCCATGTTATGCTTCATTCCTATTTCAGTTGGATTGAAGTACTTAATGTGTTTAATGTCTTCTCTATCTAGTGATATGTCTTTTCCATTCCAATGTAAGGCATACTTGTATGTAGAATCAAAGAATTCCTTCATGGCTTTCTCTGTCTTCACTACTTGCGTTGGGATAACTTTTACTTTGGTGTATACAGGGTTTTCAGAACTTCCTACTCCTGCAGCTCTCTGGCCATACATTATTTCGTTACCTGTTAGCAATTGATATCCTAGAGCATTCTCTGACCATTCTATCCAGCTATTCACTCCGTCAGGCTTATGTATGAAGTCATAGAAGTTTCCTTCTTTCACCTCTTCCATGGTTCCGTCAGGATTCTCTTTCCATATCTTGATAGGTATTACTGATCCTGTCATGATAATTTTGGAAATGATTGAGTAGACATCTGTGTTCGATGCGTATCCTTCGTTAATTAGCTTTTTCTGCTTATGGCTGTTATAAGAAAAACCTCCAATACCCCAGCTAGATGTGATGATTTTGGCATGCTGATACTTATCTATCGGTAGTGATGATAGGTTTTTGACGATTGTCTTTACCGTACTTGTGAACTTACTCATGTGATTAGTCCGTCTTTCGTTATAGGCTTCTTCACCTATGTTAGAATCCAAATGTAGGCAATTAAATTATTCGCTCATAATTTTTTTACCTTTTTTTTACTTTTTATGTGCTTATTACAAATGATTTCCTCTGGCCAATAGTAAACCACTCCCTCATCATTATTGAGTCCCAATCATCCGGAGACCTTCCTATCAATGACTTGACGTCCTCTTTTGGTATGACCTGGACTTTTCCGTCACGATCGACATGCTTAAGCTTTATCTGTTCCATCTCTTCATTGACTAATTCCATGATCGATGGATCTTGGCAGCGTTCCATTACTTGGCGCCTCTCTATTCTATTTGCCATTCTTACTGTGCATTGACTCTTCAGGTTATTATAGTTCATGTCTCCATCCTTTGCGTTTGGATCACGTAAGGGTTTACTGTTGTTTATAAATCCTTTACATCCTAACTGGTCCACAACTCCTCCTCCTACTCCGTCTTCGTCTGCTATTGTGTTGCTGTTAGTTATCTTGAATGCTGCTTGTATCGCTCTAGCTTTTTCAACTACTTCTGTTGTCTTGCTGACTGCCATCTCATAACGCTTAACACAAATAAATCCTTTCCAAACTCTGAAGACTGTTTTATCTTTTCCTTTTCTGGCCACATCAATAGTGAGGTAGTGTTTCTCCTTTCCGGTTAGCTCGATATGAGCTCCGTTCCAATAGTCCATGATTGCATCGTAGCTGATAAGCGTACTCTTGTCATCATCATACTCCCAGTTTCCATCCTTCAATCTTGCTTTGCTGATAGGATCTAACTGGTCCAATGTAGTAATGTAGCTTTCTGGTAGGTGAGGGTTGTCTGTTACCAGGCTTTGAACGAATGCCCTGTATTCTGCTATTTCTTTGTTCTTCTTTGGCCTATAGAAGTATTTGTATGTCCAGTTCTTTGAAGGGTTACATGTTCCTAGCAGTTTTGGTGTTAGGTTGTACTCTTTTAGTTTAAACCTGATCCTAGATTTTACTACCTGCCATGCCTTGAATGTTATCTGAGCGCATTCGTCTAGAAAGCCTCCACTTATTTCAAGTGAACCTAATCCATCGAAGTCTGGATCTGTAGGTTTATGCTTCAACTCTTTGAGTATTATTTCGCTTTTGTTCCTGAATACTATTTTTCCTTTCTGCTCTTTATACTCCCATTCATGGTTGATGTTTAACTCCTGGCTTGTTTCGAAGAATGTATTAAGGGTAGTATCTT